TATGTTTGTTCATGGCATAAGTATCTTTTGTTGTAGAACAGGTATTATACCTGAACTTTAGAACTTATGCCACTTCAATCCTCACTCGCATTTTTATTCCGGACACTAGTGTGAAATTCCCCGCGAACTAAGTGGAATTTTAGCTCTAGGCCAATAAGCAGAAAAAACAAAGTCATTAGCCCGTCATTAACAATTTGAATAAGCGGACCTTTGTACATGAATTCTCCAGATCCTAAGGTCACTGGAAAAAAAACGAAATCTTTATACATTTGTTGCCAAGGCTCAATATTAGCAACTAAAATTGCCGCCACGAAACTAACCATCAACAATATTCCTGATATGAGTTCCGAATGATAGAGATGGGCGAGTTTTATTTTAGCCATATAAACCTTGCTTTTTGGGATCTATAAATTTTTTTCCTTAAAAAGGTATATACACATATTATATGTTTTTTATCAACGTAATTCAATTGGTTCTTGTGTCTTGATTTGCAATTTTTAGCTTATCAAGCAGGTCCATGTAATCCTGGAGCACCGGAATAAGAGGGCTTTTCTCAGGCAATTCCGCGACTGACTCCTCGATTTTTTGCCATTCTTGCGCGGTGTAATTGGGGGCGGTCGGGCAATTACTTGTCGGCACTCTCCCGAGATTTGCGCAGCCGTTCAAGCAGACCAGACTTACCCCGATCACGATAAGATTTATTTTGTTCATCCAGTTTTTCATAAGATTCTTGAAGCTCTAAATTTTCTTCTGCTTTCTCGCGTCTGAGCTGCTCTTTGCCCAGCATATAGGCTAGAAACGGTTGTATCAGATCGCGCAAAGCTTGCAGTAGTGCTGATATCCAAAGCGGCATCACGTTTCAAGACTTCTGATCAATTTTAGCTTGGGTGTTTTTATTCATCACACGACCCACCACATAGGTAATAACCATTGCTGCAATGCTGGCAACGGAAGCTTCGTTGAGGTTAAGTCCAAGTTCTGATGCACCTGCAACAGCGATGCTGCCGATTAACGTTGCCCAAAATTCAGTGGTTTTAATGCCTGGTTTCATTTTATGTCTCCTATTAAAGTTTATGCATAAGCTCGCTTCAGCCACCCTTTGAGAAACTTTGCTCGTTTGGGTTTGGTTGCTGCGAGTGTTCGGTAATATCCCGCTGCTTCTGATTTTAAAGCTGCAAGTAAATCCGTAAGATCAGCCTTATTGATGGCGGAAAGGGTCATAGGTCCTAAAATACCGTCTTCTAAAATATCTTGGCCTGTGGCTCGTAAGGCTCTTTGTACCAGCCTATGGGCCCAGTTTGATCCCATATTCACCGCTAGATCAAAGACCTTGGTCGCAAGATTGACGTCTTTGATATCTTTATAAAGCTGAGGCTCCCAAAAATCGCGTTTATAAATCACTTTGGCTTGTTCAACTGTTAAAGCATTAACATCAATATCAGGATAACTGCGTTTTGAGATGCCGAATTTGGTTTCACCACCGTCATCATCTGCATCATCGCTGTAGCCGCCTTCATGGGAAAGTACAAAACTGACTGCATGTTCAAAGCGTTCATCGGTTATGGGTGCTGTTGGTTTATTTGCCATGACTGATTCTTGCCTCCAAATCGTTAAGTTCTTCATGAAGGGAGATAATGCTCTCTTCGAGCCGAAAGACTTTTTCTGCAAGCTGCTGGTTCTTTTGAAACCATTCCTCCTGCATCACAACCCTTGTATCCAGTTTTGCTGCCCACCATATGGCGGTTAGTGTTTGTAAAATCATTGCAACGAGAAGGCCTATAGGGATTTTGCGATCCCATTGCCATTTATTTAGTATGTTTGTTTTATTGGTCATCCATATCTCCCTCAAAATCACGCGAAGCATCGATAGTGGTGCGATAACCGCTGCTATCTAACGTGTGCTCTGCACGTGTTATTATCCAGTCGCTAGGAATGCCGGAACGAAATCCCGATAAGTAAATTTTGGATTCCGCTACCAGATCGCCGCGACCTGCTAAGGTTATATTCAAGGTTTGTGTGCCACGTGTCAGGCGCTCGAGTTTTGCTTGTGCCGCAGCCTTTGCAAGCCCGCTATTTGGGTAAACACCACGAAGTGTATGCACAGGATCGCCATCTCCCGCTTTTTCTTCGATAGGCTCGGCTTTATCAGGATCATGCCAATAGCAAATGACAGAAGCTTGACGATCACGTTCGGCAAAGGTTACGCGCCAGCTTGTGACGTCTTTTAAATCAATGGTGCTGCCACCAATTAACTGCCCGGTAAAAGATTTCGCCTTACCTTCGGGGACAAATAACAAAAAGCCATTGGCGGGTTTGCTGATGGCACCATGAAGCTGAGCAATGCGGGACAGTAAATGCATATCGCTTTCAGCGGTTTGATCAATATGCGGCAATAAAATATCCGCAAATTGCGAGGCGATGCGTGGTTCATAGCCGTGTTTGGCTGCAATGGTACTCACCAAATCACCAATAGTTTTTTGATGCCACTCATCGGTTTTTTGTGATTTAAAGGAGGCTTTTAAATCAGCGGCATGGCCTTTAATTTTCATGACTTGGGGATGGCCTTCAAGCGTGACTTCATCAACGATGTAAAGCCCCATGGAGACAAGGCCGGTTTCAACATAACCCAAATGCACTTGTAATTTGCTGCCTGAGGAAGGCATTTCAATGAGAGAATCGCGATCATCAAGGCAAATTTCCACGCTGTCGCTGGTGATGCCAGCTTCATCAGTGATGCGAAGTGAGATCAGTCTTTGTTTAATGAGGCCGGTTATGAGATTGCCTTCCGCCCAAATGTTAAAATCCGGAGTCATCTTAATCCCACAATTTTATGGTTGGCTTGGCGGCAGCTTTTTTAATCTCAGGCAGCTTAATCAAAAGACCGGCCGGTAAAAAACTGCCCCATTCAGCAAGTTCAGGGTTAGCTGTTAAAACAACTTCCACAGCACCTGATTGGAAGCCATAATGCTTCCAGCAAATCCAATCCAACATGTCATGTTCTTTGGTTCTATAAAGCGTCATAGATCTTCCCCGTAACGTTCCAGGCTTAATCTAAATTCAATTTTTCGGGGGATGCCGTCCGCTAAAAAAGTAGTTTGAGTTTCTTCAATTTGAGTAATGACAAAACGTCCTAAGACTTCGCCCAAACCATTAATCAACATCAGTGGCTCTTGTCTTGCGGCAGCATCGCGCATCCCATTGATTTGCCTTAAACCGCCACGAAAATGCGGATAAATGACGCCGTCTAAATCAATACGGTCTGAGCCTTGACCAATCGCCTGAAGCAATGGTTCTTGGCCAATGCGCTCTATAGAAGGCCAGCGATATTCACTGCTGCGCTTTAAGCTTTGATAAGCGCTTGTGTTTAAGGAAAAGCGATAAGGACCCAAAGCAAGCATCATGGCAGTGCCCCCACAGGATCATAAAGTGCACCTCGTGATTGTTCTTTTAAGCGCCGCATGACTTCATCTGCCACAGCTTTTGAGTCTTGATTAGGTGAAGCTTGGACATTGATGTTGTAGCTATTATTTTGCGTTTTGTTTTCTACTGTTTTAGGGCTCACTGAAAGCGGGGTTTTGAGGGCATCGCTCATCGGTTGCATCTCAGGAATGCTGAGTTCTGGGGCGTCTTTTTTACCCCATAACTTATCCCAAAGGCCACCGACTGCTTTAAAGGGTGTTTTGATTTTTTCCCAGAATTTACCAAGCCAATCACCAAAGGCTTCCCATACCGGCTTTATCGGCTCCCAAATAGTCATGAAAAAGTTTTTGACGCTCTCCCAATTGGTAATCACAAGCGTTGCTGCAATGGCTATACCACCCACAATAGCACCAATAGGATTGCTCATCATGGCAACCGTTAAAGCGCGAAATCCTGCAATAACAGCTGGAAATACTCTGGCCGCCAGAGCCATAAATGAGCTACCTAATGCTTGCAAAGCCCCACCAAAAGCAAGTGCCCCCATGCGTATTGCGGTAATCAGCGAAGCGCTGTTCACGCCAATAAATCCGGCTTTAACAAGCGTGATAGTAATTAAAAGAGCACGCCAAGCTGTGGCAAGAGCCAAGGCGCCACCCTGAATAAACGTCCATGCATAGCCAAGCGCGATAGCAGCAATCTTGCCGCCAATAAGAGCGGTCGTTACCCCCATAATCAGCTTGGTTAGAATAGGATGCGCTTCAGAAAAGACGGCCATTTGTGTGGTTGCACTGCGTAGCACATTGACCAGAGCATTAAGAGGCGGTAAAAGCACCGAACCTAAATTCATTCCAACTTCTGCAAGTCCGTTTTTTAGAAGCTGTAAATTATTGGCTGTGGTGTTGGCACGATTGGCAAATTCACGCTGCATGGAGCCCGCAAACTTGGTCTCATCATTGATCATGTTCACGGCTTTTTTGTATTCGTTGAGGCTTCCTACCAGCAGCGCCACATCGTCTTGATATTCCATACCAAACAGATCAAAGAGGATTCCGGAGCGTTTTTGCTTGTCCATTTTTTCCATGGCCTCAAGGAATTTAACCAAAGCCCCTTGAGCATCTTGGCCGATATCTTTTTCCAGCTGTTTGGCGCTCATACCCATTTGACGCAAAGCATCTTGGAATTTTTTACCTTGTTTACCGGCTGTCTGCAGTTTACTAAGCATGGCGTTAATCGCAGTGCCTGCTTTTTCAGGAGCTTTGCCAAGGCTGATAAAAGCACCGGCAAGGGCGCTTGCTTGCACAGCGGTTAAACCAAATTGCCGTGCCGTACCCCCAATGCGGTTAAGTGCTGGTACCATATCTTTGGCTTTGGCAGCAGTATTGTCGGAAAGATAATTGATTGCGTCTCCAAGTTTTGTCATTTCAGTGATGGGTATTTGATAAACGTTTGCTAATTTTGCCATAGCATCACCGGCTTCTTCTGCTGACATATCAAAAGCAGTGGCCATCTTTGCAACGGTATTGGTGAATGACGATAAATCTTTTGCGGCAATACCAAGCTGCCCGCCACTTGCAGCAATCTGTGCAAGCCCAGCAGCAGATAACGGGATTTCGCGGGACATGATTTTTAGGGTTTCTCCTAACTTCTGAAGGCCATCCGGGGTGTCAAAATTAACAACTTTTCGTACATCAGCCATGGCGCTTTCAAAATCGATCGCAGCTTTAATAGGAGCAGTAAATGTTGCGCCGAGCGCCACCGCATCGAACATTTGGCCACGCAAATTAGCTCGTTGTGCAAGAACACCTTGGCGTTTTTGCATGATTCGATCGAGGGCTACATAATGGCCTTTAAGTTTTTCGATAGATGCACCGAGCTTGGTTTGCTGCGCAATAAGGCCTTGAATATCTTGGCCGGATTTTCGAATTTCATTATCAAGATTATGAAGAGCATCACGTTTTTGAAGATAGGCCGTTTTAGCTTTAAGCGCTGCTGTTTTAGAGCGTTCAAATTCTGCAACCAAGGCTTTGCTTGGATTGGTGGTAGCTGCCATCTGCATAGCAAGAGATTTAACTTGGTTTTCAGCTTCCATCCAAGCCCGTTTGGCGAGCAAAGTATCACGTTGTAATTGCTGGAATTTGCCGACGGTTTTTCCTGAGGATTCAAGTTGCTTAATGGTCTGACCTAGTCGATTAAGCTGGGATGCCCCTTGAGCCATAGTGGCGCCAAAATTTCCCTTTAAGGCAGCACCGATGACAACGGATAAGGTATGAATTGCGGTCATAATTTCTGTAACTCCCTTGCACTGTTAAGCCATAAGATAAACTCCTCGATCTCCATTTCTAAAAATTCACTGATCCCACCACCTGTAAAAGCAGCCAGTGATAGCACGCTACTTCTTAAGTCGTCGGATTTAATGGCAACAAAAAACCCTGTAATGCCTCTTGGATCTTGGTGTAATCAGCTAAATCCAATTCTTCAACGGCATCTTTAGGAATGTCGGCAAGGTTGGCAATCAGTGCTACTTCCTTTTCAGCATCGTTGCTTCCAAGCCTTTCAACAGCTAGACGATCACGCACTTTAGGACGTCTTAAAGTCAGCTCTGAAATGCTTACTCCGTCAATTTTAATCGGTTCATTGAGTTTGATTTTATGCATATTAAATCCCTAAAGCAGTTCGAAGTGATGACATTTGATCGACACCATTGATTTTGCGCACCATATTTTCAGCATCAATTTCAATGAGTTCACGACGATCAATGGTCAGTTTGTAGTATCGGATAGAGACAGTGCATTTAAGCGTTGCTTTATCAGCGGCTTTCCAATTTCCCGGATCAAGTTCCTTAAATTGACCCCGTAAATTCACCACCACAGCTTCAGCGTCTCCGCTGCCTTGCAGTCCACCACGAAGAGTCAGTGAAACGGCATTGCCGTCTATTAATCCAAAGAGCCTAAAAAGCTCAGGGTCATACTCAGAAAAGGTAAGCTCTGCTTCTAATTTCTCCATACCCATATCAATAGCAACGGGAATATCCATGCCACCGGCACGATGTTCCTCAGTTTTAATGGAAAGTTTTGGCAAACTTATTTCATCAATGCGTCCGGCATAACCACGACCATCAACAAAAGCGTTAAAGTTTTTAAGAATTTTTGGCAACATTAGATTAGCTCCTTGATATAATCGTTAATCAAATGGGAGCGAAACACGATCCGCTCTGCCGGATAAGGCGGCGTAAAATCAAAGTCGAAATAGACTTTACCTTGCGCAATGTTCGCAGGCGTATTGAGCTCAGGATCGGGATAACACTGGCCACCTAAAATAGCGCCAAGAGCTTTAAGGTGCGCCAGATAGGCATTTACACTTTCAACCACATCATCCAAATAAGTGCGGGTGATGTTACGATCTACCGCCCATAAATGAGCGCGTAGCAAACTATCATTAATTAAGTCAGCGGTTCTGCGTACCGATAAAAAGGCCCATTTCGGATCGCTTGCACAACTTCTATTACCCCAAAGACGGTAACCCTCTTGGTGAATAATGGTTGTGACTTCATTTTCACCCAGAAAATTAGCTCTGCAATTAGCATCCCCTAAAGTAAAATCAACGGGTCTGGCTGTTCCTACAATTCCATAAATTTCTTGGTTAGACGGTGACCACCAAAAACCATTTTCGTTATCGCTACGTGCAATAAGCCCTGCTACATAAGGGCTTGGCGGTACAACTTCTTCGTGATCGGTAAAAATCTTGACCCAAGGATCAACAACATAAACCCGTGCATGACCAAAATCCTTGCGCCAGGTAATAGCGTCTTGATCATTGGTGTTAGGACCATCGGCAATAATAACCGCGCGCAATCTATCTGCGATAGCCAGCATGCTACTGATCACGGGATTGGCTTGATTATTCGGTCTTTGATGGGTAAAGCCGGGAGCAATTAGAATACGAGGAGCAGCGTGTACAATGCTTTCAGCACTTAAAAATGCTTGAACGCCTTTGTAATCGCCAGTTTGCGCATCAACGCCGCCAATGATATTGGCAATCGTTTCTGCTTCATCTTCGCCTGCTTCAACTCGTATCACAATCACCATCGCGCCAATTTGATCAAAAATACCATTAATCGCTATGGGCAAAGTTCCATTATCTCCAAGTTTGGCTGCTTCTCTGCGAGAGCCAACAATCAACACGGGCTTATTGAGTGGAAAGATTGTATTATCGGCATCCGGAGCGGTGCCAATCAAACCAATGACGGAAGATTTGGTGGTACGAATCGTGCGAGGACCGCTCGAGATTTCGGCAACTTCAACACCATGTAAAAATTGTTCGGCCATAGATTCCTCCTATAATTGCTTCAAGGCATTACTTAAATTTTCTTCAAAACCATTGAGAAACAAACTCAGTTCCTCTTGAGTTGCTGCCTTCTTAATTGCATTTTGGGCTTGATCTTCAAGGGCTTCACATTTTGCAATAGCCTTTACACTTTTCTCAGCTTTGGAGTGAATCAGCTTGGCAATATCAATTACTGAAATGGAGCGCAAGTCTGCCAGAGGTTGAATTAAAACCGTATCTGCTTCATTTGGTGTTTGATTATTGGCAGCAGCGTTTAAAATACTTTCGGCAGCTTTTGCTTGAATATCATAGGATCTCGATTTTTCATGGGAATAGCCTGCGTATTTACGGCGATAGGTATTTAGAATAAAGCGCACCGTATCTAATGCGCCAACCTTTGAATTGCCTAGCAATTCTGCTGCTACATCACTTTCATCACGCTCGGCAATGGTGCCGTCATCTAAAAGTTTATAGCGTTTTTCAAAGTCAAACTCAGCCGGCGCTTTGAGCCATCCACTTCCTTCAGGTTTTTTGGCAAGCGTTGTAGCTTCAACTTGCATCGCATTTTCAAATCGTAAATAAATTGGCATAAAAACCTCATTTCCAAAGTTCATAAGAGTATTGATAGCCTCGGCACTGCCAGGCTCTTAGCGTTCTGTCGATATCCACCTCAAGACCGGTGGTTAAAAATCCATTTCTAAAACTGAAAATGTACCAATGCAGAAACTGGGCATAATAGCTATTGATTGCGGTGTAATAATAGGCAGAAGTGTAAAGTAAAATAGCCACCGTTTTGCCGGCCGGAATAACAACACTTGCTGAAGATGCGATATTGGCGGCACTGGTGGCGTTATTATAAAGATTGGTCCAGGTTAGACCGCTAATCGAAGATTTATTCGCATTTGTATTATTAGGAGTTGCAACAAAAAGACCCATACCTTCGTATCCCGAAGACCAATAGGTAGAACCGCCAAATGAAACAGTCCTGGTGATATCGGCAGCTGTCGTGTTTTTAATAAAAATCACTCCAAGCCCGGCATAAGGATAAGTGTATTCATTGGTTGATACGGCATACTTAAGGTACATTTCTTTGTAAATAAAATTGCCGGCGGAGCCTTGCAAAAAATGCAGCTGCGGCGGTTTATAAAAACCGGCATAGTTGGTCGTTTGTGCATGAGAGCCGGCAAGAAGCTGAAGCATGTTATCGGCATTAGCCACGTTGTTGTACCAAACACCAAGCTGCGAGGTTAAATCACCATAGCCCCAGTAATCATTCTGACGGCTAAGTACGCCAAAAATAAAAGGCAAAGCTCCTGTTTCAATCATGTTGCGGTTACGCACTTCGGTCATGATGGTGGAATTTGCCGGAACATCGTTGATGGAGGAAAAATTACTCACCAACGTATTTAAAGCTTGAAGCTGGGTTTGCCCGGTTGTGTTTATGGCCGTAATATTGGTATCTTTTCTGGCATCGAGTAAGGATAAATTTGTTGTGGTAGCTGTTTGCAGAGCCGTGAGCGATGTTGTTTTGTTGGTGTTGATAGCATCAATGGATGATGTTTTGGCACTATCAATGGCTGACAACGCACTAGTTTTACTGGTATTTAAATTAGCTAAATGCGCTGTTGTCGCATCCAGTAGTGCTTGCAGTTTTTCATCAGACATATTGACGATGTCATAAACACTGCTTTGACCGGCAATGGATTCTAGCGCTTTTGCAAGATAAGCCAATTGATCAGCCGGTGCATTAACCGATAAATCCTTAAGGCGCTGCTGAAGCGCATATACAGCTTCTTTAGCTATTGTCATGGTTGCTCCACAAATTCAAAAAAGTTTCAAAGGTGAAGCGATCAAACGCCTCCTTTAATTTCTTATGTTCAGCTTCTCGCGATGAAACGTCCGCATCCACGGCAATAATTGTCTCGCGAATGCGAACCACATCTTGAGCAGCTATGTTATTCGGATGGGGCAGCTTATAGCCCCTTTGGCTGATATCATTTGGCATATCAAGTAATCACAACCCGTAAAGAACGCACTTTAGGGCGATACAGAATGTTGCCGCTTAAAACCAACTTCACCCTGGTTTCAGTAGCGCTAAAACTTGAGAGGATATGGGTACGCTCGACCCAGCTATCGCCCACAGCTTTGCCATTTGTTAAATCAACCAATTGCCAGGTGCCATCTGCCTTTTGGATATAAACTTTAACATCAGCAGTTCCTGTCATTAGCGCTTCATAGGTGATGCTGACTTTACTGTTGCTGCCTGCCGTAATAGCTCTTGTGACGTAATCTGCCGTTTCAGACATGTTGCCTAGAACAATTTGAATGCCTGGATAAAGCACAGGGCTTCTAAGCGCAGAGCCACTAAGCAACGCTTTAACGCTCAAAGGGCCGGTGACGCGAGCCCGCAAGGCAATCGGCAAATCATCAGATAATTTATGTTCTGTGCCGTCTTGCTCTGTCAGGGTAAATTGCACATCGGTGTCGGATGCAACACGTTCTACATTTGCAAGGGCAATAAAATCTGAAACGCTGGTGGCAGTAACAGAGCCTAAATCCACCGTTCTTGTATTCTCCGTAAAGCGTGCACCGAGTAACCGAAAAGTGAGATCACGATTTTGATGGGGTGTCCAGGTACTGGCATTACTTGATGAAAGAAGCACGCCCACCTGATAAGGCTGGCTTGTCACCCATCTGGCATGAGTTGCATCATATTTACCAAGTTCTGCAACCCGTACTGCAGTATTAGCATCATCAGTCAACAATACAATCGCATATTCATGACCTGCTTCACACCATACAGGCTGCCAGGTTAGCCGTGTTGCTGTTCCATTGGTGTTAATCGAAGCGGGCATGATACTACCTTCAGCAAGGACTGTTTGGGTTGGCATGCCAAGGCTGGTGTCACGGATTTGTACCACCACTCTTTTAGCACCGCGATTGCTAAACCACAGATCAATGCCTCCAATATGGCGGCTTTCACTTAAGGTAAAGGTTTGAGCCAGCGGATCAAAACGGGTGAGAACAACGGTGGTTTCATTGCGCCTGATATCGGTAATGACCGTAACGCGTCTGCGTTCTTCGGTCGTAATAATACCGCGCCCTGTATATGTGGCCTCACCGTAATTGCCTTTATTTCCAATAAACTGTACAAGCTTTGTACCGGCTGGAACATTGGCGGGAACGGTAAACTTACCTTTTATTTTTCCGCTATTATCTGCAACAAGTGGCATATTTCCTCCTATAAACTAACCGGTTCAACGTTAATACCGTCAAACACCAAACGAAGCTGTTCACCGGGTGCAAATCCATCTAACTCAAAAGTTTGGGTTGCTTGGCGCATAAAGGCAGCCTCACGACTTGTACTTGAAAGTAATTCAGTGGCTTGACTAATTTGTGTGCCGATTGAAACATTTTGTGTTGTGCTGGAAGACACCATAGATAAAACACCGCCACCAACCACAACCTGACGGGTAATGGGGCTTGAAAGCACGCTAAATCTTTGCGTAATTGGGCTTGACCATGTGGTTTGTACTTCCGTCCAGCGGTCCACATTGAGATTAATTGCAACTTTCGCCGGAATGGGCGCAAAAGCCTGATACGGGTTGATTTGCATATCGACAGTTTGCAAAAGCTGCTCTAAAACCGGTTCTAAAACGTAAGGCAAAAGCCAAGGCGTTGTACCTTTGCCGCTATCTGAAATAGAAGCATTAATAGGCAAAGTCAGTTCCCGATCAACAATGGCAGAGGTTTGTGTAATCCCCTGATCGCGCATATCATCATCAAAAAAAGGATCAACAAATACGCCTTTTTTAGCAGCCGGTTCACGGCTATTTGCGTCATTACGCAGGCGTTCTTGAGCAATCAAATCATAAAGATCATTAATGCTTGAGCGCATAGCTTCAATGTCGCTCATAGGAATAGCATGAATCGCATTATTAAAAACATTGGGCTTAATAGCGCTGCGCCAGTTTTGATAAACGTAAGCTAAAGCCAGTTGTCCGCTTGGAGCTTTGGGAACAGAAGGCCGCCATGGATGGGCAAGCCCCTTAATGCGTCTAACGACACCTGTTGCATCAATGGTGATTAAATCATAGCGAGGCATCATCCAGCTGTAATCCACAAGCACTAACGTACCATCAACAGCGCCGGAGATTTTAAAGCCATCTTCCGTTAGATTCTGCGGGGTAATTTTACTACGGCAGCGATAGGTAATCTGATAAGAACTACCGGGAGCCGGTTCCGCTCCGGGCAAAGACCAATCCACATCACCGGATTTTAATTTATAATCTGTACCGCTGACGTAAGTGGTTGTTCCTTGTTTGATTTGAATGATTTCAAGTACGGCTACATCAGGAATAGGATCATTGACACCGGTATAGCCGCCATGGCTCATGGTGATTGTTTTTTGAACTGTTACATCAACCCTGAGAATCTGATTTGCCGGTTTTGCATTTAAAACTAAATCCATCACGCCTCCGACACCCGGCTGAAAGGTATAGGGATCAGAATCAATCTCTTGAATATCAGGATCAATGGCAAAACGCACACGAAGGCTATGGGCAAGCTCAATTTCAAACCCATCGACATGGGCCTTACCTTCATTGATAACAAAGATCTGTTCACCGTTATCTTTGTCGAGGTATCTCACATCCATGCCGCTCACCACATAAGACCCGTTGGATTCACGGTCGTATCTTGCTAAAGCGCTATTGACTGCATCGAATTGGGGAGGTGGCGCATGCTGGATAAGCACGCCGTTTTCTACGCCATAAATGGGATAAAACTCACCTTCATGGGTCGGAGGAGCTATTCCATCAACTTGAAAATCCCAAGAAATCTCTGCTTTTAAGCGTGCAGCACCAGGCTCTTGATAGTTGCGTGTACCAATTGCCGGATCACGAAGACCCGGGTCTTCAAGCTCTGTTATCGTGCTTTCCACATACCACACACCAATTCTGACTGTTGCATTAGTTGGTATGGTAAAATTGACAGAACCTACTTCTCGAACAGCGCCACGTAAATAAATAAACCCCGCTTCCAAGGTTGTATTTCCGGTATCAGGGTCAACAACACAGGTGCCGCCACGAATCACATCTCCATCGCGAAAGATTGCATCACCAATGCCTTTAAGGTTATGAAGCGCATAATCTTGCATTTCATTGAGTTCTGCCGATTGCAGTCCCCGACCTGCTAAAAAGAGTGTGCGATCATACTTTTTGGCCGGATCATAACGGTTGTAATAGCTATTAAGAGTCATAAACTTGCCTCATTTATCTTAAAATATATATTCACGAGCACCCCATCAAAACGTCACAACAAAAGAGAAAGTCTCGCGGGTTGCTGCCGTTCTAATCAAAGGCACAGTGCGCTCTAGAACCAGTAAAATGCCGCTTTCATCTATATCTGTGGGCTCAAAATAACGTTGCCCTTGAGGTAAATTAGCTTTTGGTATTGTGCCAACCATCACGCCAAGTTCACGGATGATCTGGTTGCTGGCATTATCAAAATCAAAGGTAAAACGCAGAAAAAGGTTATTAGTCGGCGTGCTAGAGGCTTTAAATCTGCCTGTGGGCGTAATCAAATCTCCGTCTTCATCACCCACACAAAACAAGACTTCATCAGCGGTTCTGCGGCCTACTTCATTCAAAAGAGCATTTGCGGTAATGGGTTCGGGTGGAGTGGTATAAGTGTAAGCAATAGAAACGGTAGCGTTATTTTCTAAATTGCCGTTTGGAAGACGAGTGATCACACCCATCACGCTATCAACGCTATAATCGGTACCGGCAATAAAAGTTGTATTTCCTTTGGTGATGGATACATCCTTAACAGGTTGATGGTCCAATTGAATTTGATTATTTGCAAAGCTTTTGGTAACCGTATAGAGATTTTCCCAAGTTGGATCACCCGTTCCCCAAGCAAGATGGATCGGTTGTTGTTTTATGCTTGCAGCAATAGCTGCTCTGCCGGATTTAGTTAAAATAGCCATATGAATACCCTTTGACGCACATATCTAAGTTCTAGTTAAGGGTTATATTCACGATTGGCTCTAGATTCGTCCAAGGCCTGTTTAAGTGACGATGTTCATGCCACAACAAGCATCCTTCATACAAAGAGGGTTCAAAATGATCGCGTTTTTGATAAGGCAAAAGCTCCAATTTTCCTAGCGAATCTGCCGATAAATAAGGCCATAAGAGTGTTTCAGAAAACCAGTCCGCATGCTCTTTTGCAAAGTACGGCTGAACGTTTAGGATAATATCGCCCTCAACGCCACCCATATAGTTTGATGTAAAACGCTCTAAAACTTCTTCAAAGTTTATTTGCCACACATGTTCAGATAAAGCATCTGTGCTTAAAACAAATGTGGCACCTATCTCATGCTCCAGACGCACGGGAAAACAGGCGTTAATATCACCAAGTCTCCAGCTATCAGATAAAACAATCAATGCTTTTGCAAGATGGAGTGGTGGTTCAAAATCAGGGGTGAAAGGTGATAATGGATCGGGATTTTGCCAAATATGATCGCGAATATAAATGCCGTTGTAATTACGGGTATGGGGCTCAGTTTCGCTAATGAAAGCCACATCTAACCGGTAGAGATCATCGCTTAACGTGCTATTATGATGTCTGCGTGCGCTTGCAAATTTTAGCAAAACCTCTTCTGATTTAGCTTCAAACGGATTAAAACGACCAAAAGATAAAACGGGCCCATCAGCTGAAAGTTTTACCCCTGAATAATCAGAAAGCAGTGATCCAAATTCACTGTTATCCAGCATAAATCGCCTGATATCATAGCGATCGTTATACATCCGCATCAGACGTGACCTAGCCGGTGCGGATAGTCTTGCAAGGGCTACCACATTATCGACAAAAAAATCATTGGGCACATCATGAATACCAACCTGAAATTCAGCGAAGTGTTTGCCGGGCGGTTCTTCTTCGATATAAATATTTTCAATGTTCACCCATTTTAAGGCCATACGCAGAGAGGCCGGTGTGCCCCGAATCCGCTGAAACACAACACCATCTTGAATTGCACGCCTTGGGTCAGGCACCCACGCTAAAATCTCCCCAAGCCCATATTCATGAATCAGCCAAGGAAGGACACTATCAGTAGGGCTAAATTTAAATCCACGTATTTTGCTTGGATCAACTCTAAAGCTAATCGCATCAACAAGGGCTTGTTCCTGAGGTGAACTACTTGGGGGCAATAACATCATCACCAATCACGCCCTCCCATCGTTAGCTCTATTGAATCAAGTGCAACGCATTCATGATCCAAAACAACGATATCCTCAAGCGGACTCAGCAATTCGATGCGCTGTACGCCTTGAGCAAAAAGATGCGCAATAATCCAGCTACGCGTTAGGTTCCAGCCCAAGCCCTTGGTGTCATTGAGTGTTTTGATAAAGGCAGTTTTGGCTGTCTCAACAATATCTTGCGGGGTTTCGGGATAGAGATAGATTTTAGCCTCGAGCTTTAAAGGGATAATCCCGCTACTAACCACTTCAACCGTATCTGTAAGTACACGCACATCATCGCGTAAAATCACGGATCGTACTTTCTCTAAAAGCTCTGCGCTTGGCGTGCCATCTCCTTCATGAGACAAAATTGAGACTTTTACCATTCCGGGGTTAGGTGATTCAGCCCGTGCGTCTTTGATGCGGATATCAGCTGAAAGTGCATGATAACGATAATGTTCACGGCTTCCTGCCGTTGACCAACCCATGATTTTAGCTTGAATACGCCGCCTAAAAGCTTCATCATCTTCATCTGATTTACGCTGCACATCATAAAAAGCAGCCAAATGCTCTAAATCTGATTTTGCGGCGAAAGCCAGTAAATTAGCACGCGCAGCATCGTTGACCCTTTGACGTAAAAGCAATTCGCGCCACGCTGCAACTTCTAAAATCTTCATGGCCGGATCGCTTTCAAGTAGCGCTGAAAATGTTGGATCAAGCCGAATCAGCTCTTGCTTCATATGCGAAAAAATCGTCTCATACTCAAGCGGTTCGATGACACTAGGATTTTGTAGACGGGTTAAATCTTGCATCATGACACCACAATCCCATCTAAAGTTATGGGCTTACCGTCCGGTAAATAGAGCCCCTCTAAAATCAACGTAATATGACCTTCCTTAATGGAATCTACTTTTACACGCTCTAACTTAAAGCGATTTTCCCATTTTTGCAGTGCCTCAGCCGTAGCTGCATACAGCTCAACAGCAAAACCTGGAGATGTTGGGCGATCTACCAGCTCAAATAGTCTAGAACCATAATCTCTGCGCATCACACGGCTACCAATGGGTGTTGTCAAAATATCCACGATGGACTGCTTAAGATGTTCAAGACCGGTTAATTCTTTGCCGCTTCTGCCGTTCATTCCCCGCATGATTTACCCCGCAAAAACAGTTTGGCTGCCATCAAGCGTTTTAGAGCCGCAAGAAATAGGATCACCGATACGGGCAATGGCTTTACCATTGACGTAGACTATGGTTGAACCTTGAGTAAGTACACCGTCATGAGGCGGCGTATTGGGGCACGCATGCATGGTCCATTTATCTTGCTCACGGTGGACAGCTTTACCCTCAACAAACACATTATCGCTTGCGGTAATGCAAGGTCTGGGCGGATAACAGCTGTGGCCGGTGCATTTATCATTGAGTCTTACGATTCCTGGCATATTATTCATTCAAATCAATTCGTTTAGCTTTGAGTTTTATACCGTCTTTGGTCATCTCAATGCTTGATTCTCCTACATTCAGCGTTAGCTTTCCGTCTGTTATCAAGGAGATGGTAAGGTGATGCTCTTTCTTGTCATAAAGGGCTTTGCTGCCATCTTGAAACACAAAGGCAACGTCTGTTTCTTTATCGCTTGGTGCTGGATGTTTTTGCTGATAAATAGCTGGGATCACAACACCTTGGGCCATTTCACCTGATGGTGATAACAAAACAACCTGTTCACCCACGCTGGGTGCAGACCAATTTCTGTCTTGCACTGCGCGTGAAGTCACCCAGGGCAGCCAATCGGTGAGGATTCTTCCAATCTGAATACGAACACGGGCTTTTTTGTAATCTGCTTCTTTGACAGTCCCCACACGAATGAGGTTGGCAAGTTTTCGGTCCAGTTCAGAAAAACTAAAACTCTCCATTTTGCACCTCTGTATAATCAGGCTCATGGGCAGCGCCGATTTCCGGAGCAATACCCACATAAATGGTGTGTGGCTGAATGCCGCTTGGTGTCCAAACTGAATCCCCCTGGTGTAGTTCATGCACCCATTCAATGGTCCACACCATGTAGGCATCAAGATCAGGTTTAAAACCATCAGGACTCGCACCTAAAAATTCAGCAGGTGATACATTCATGCCCCATGAATTTTGATGGATCACTCTTGCAACTTCACTCACCAAAGCCCTGACAGCAAAGGCAGCATTGGGGATGGTGCTATCCACAATAATTCTTGCTTCAAAGCGAGCACGCAAGGCAATTTCACCGGTGCCTGGATCATTGCCGGGTTCAAAGCTTGCCAGTTCCACTAAAACAGCTGGTGCCAATAACGCTGTTTTGATCACCGGATAAGATTCACAAGTTTGAATTTCCGGTATCTCGCGTTTTAAAACGGTGGTAATGGCAGCATGTAATTCTTCCCAAAAATTCATAGACTCACCTTTAAAATAAAGCCCAGTTCATGGCGAAAATATTGAATGAACTTATCTGCTGCGCCTGAATCCACAAAGCTTTTGATGATATTAGAAGCAACAGGTTCAAGTGGTAATACGATTTCACGAATGGGTAATCTGCTTTTAGTTTTTCGTTTAAAAATACCCCGGTGACCTGTGGGCATCGTTGCCACAAAGGCGCCTTTAAACTCCATTTTACCGGCCTTGGCACCTGTTGAAGTTTGCCTCATATTACCAATAAGAGAAGCTTTTATACCGTAAAGACTGGCGACCACTAAGGCTTTAAGTGAACTTGTGCTTGCCTTAATCACATTAAGACGATCTCGTATAATTTTTTGTTGAAGTTTTTTCTGTGCGCTGATTTCTTTCACGCTTTGAGATTTAAGCCAAAGCGCAGTTTTATTAAGCGCGCGCATAGAAGCCAATTTAACCTGTGCTTCGGTGCCATGCATTTGCTTGATAATCTGGTCAATATCACCGTATGTTGTAACATCCAAGGTAAAGGTGGACATATTAGCCTTCCATCACCATAGCTGTTATTTCCCAAACGGTATTGGAAGCATCTCGCAGAGGCCCAGAAAAGATTTTATAGCGATTGCCTTCAATAATCAGTTGATCACCGACTTTAGGAAAAGGCAGTTCAAGGGTACGTACTTCAAAAATAGCCATATGGCCAATCACTTGCCCATCACCCATTTCATAAGCCGTATCGGGTTGTTTGATTAAAACACGAACAGGAAAAGGGGCAGACCCAGAGCTCTGGTATAGTGCCTCTTTCCCTAAATGCGCAAAACAATCTTCAAACATTTTGGTTAAACTCATAGCTTATACCGTAAGCTTCACAAGCACTCCCGGGCGATGACACATTGGTAATGGATTAGACTGAGTATGCAAATCCGTACCACGATCAAAACGTCTTGGCTCTTGTTTGGCATAAAGTGGCTGCCCCAATGTATTGACGGTTTCGTTAAAATCAGCCGGTGCAAAATAGGTGGAGAAAGTCTCAGCAGTACCTAGCGGAAAACAATGTGCTGTATCTTGGGCAATAAAGCGTCTGACGTTACCATCAGGATCGGTTGCTTGGCCGCGATATTCTTCAAAAGTGATGCCACCAAAAGTAAAGCCTGAGCGCATATCATTGCGTAGTGCTGCACCTTCTTGCCACCTGTCATAGGCTTCTTTGACTTTGGCATGTGAGGTTAAAGCATCAAAAAATTCAGGACTAACTAGTGCATGAACGCCGGTCATGAATTCACCGCGCAGGTTATCTTCAATGTGGCGCAAAACTTCAATGCATTTGCGTTTAACATCAGTGCCGGCAGTTCCTAATGCAAAGCTTACAACCTTTGGCGTGATTTCAAATTCGTTATAGAGATTCACAAGCTCTGTACCATCAGCATCTAAAATAATTCCTTTCAATGCGCCCATTCGAAGGTGTTCTAAGGTAATGGCATGTTTGTTACGCATGGATTGCAGATGATCGGTAATAACACTCGCGATAGCTTGCAGCTCATTTTCGGTGCCAAACGCACGAATGCCTTGTACTTCTTCCGGCAAAACCACATCATCATGGGGAATATGCGGAATGGTAAAGGTTCTGACTTTGCGTTTATCGCGTTTACCAACAGTACCAGGCGCACCGGGACTTGCTGTTGGAAGTAAGCTGAGCACACCATTGCGTTCTTCAATAGCAATATGTCTAAAGCGCACCGATTTAGAAGGAAATAAATCTAACGATTCAGTGCGGCCATAAGTGTTTGGCAATAAATTAATGGAAGCCGTCAATGCTGCCATGTTAAATGCTGGATGTGAGAATGGATTTTGCATAAATTATACCCCTTTACGAATAATGACGCCGCGTGCTTCAAGCTGTTTGATAGCTGCAGTTTTTTGTTCAAGCGTGATTGAAGATGGCCAGATAACAGCATGATCGGCAAGAATCGCATCGCGTGTCACAATCACGGCTTTGGTGTTACCACTTGTTGCATCTACCTCAGCAATCAAAGCCCCAAGGGCATTTTGTGTGCCGTCTGTGGCAGTAGGATTTAAGGCTTTAATTAAATCCGTTTCACTGTCTTGGCCGATGATGGCACCAAGTGCTAGTTTTTGCCCCTGAGCTACAGTTATCTCTTCACGAGAGTAAAGATTAGGTGCTTCAAACTTGAGAAGATCTCCTAAATTGTTTTGTTCAATAGCAACGGTCATAAGGGTTTCCTCCATTTATGCGGTTAATTTCATGTGACTACGAGCTTTAGCAGCTTGAATCACCGGGTTTTCTTGGGGTGTCGGTTCAAGACTCACAGTGCTCAAGATTTCAGTGCCGGTGCGATCAGCCAGCAATTGCATCAGCTGCTCTCGTGCTTCGTTAACTGGGATATTTTGCTCAAGAAAATCACCCAGTTTTTCCGGCATCTTCGAGAGCTTGCATAAACGAAAAAGCTCTAAAGCTTCAGCGTGATATTCGCTGCGCCCTTGGATTTTACCTTGGGTGAGCAATTCTTCTGGATGAATGGTCGGTAATGTTTCAGTCATAGCTATGGTCCTTATAAAAGATTGAGTGGCTGCCTTTTGAATACATTCAGGAAAGGTGAGAATTTCGTCCGCAAGTCCTGTTTGAATGGCATCAAGGCCAAAATAGAGACCAGCTTCCGTAGCCTTTACAGCTTCTGTTGTAAGAGATCGATTACGGGCCACCAACTCTACAAACATGTCATATAATCTACTGACTTCACTTTGCAGGGTTTCCATGGATTCAGACGTAATAGGTTCATGGGGATTTAAATCATTTTTACGGTTACCGGCAAAAACAGTGGTGTATTTCACCCCTTGTTTTTCATCAAAGGCACTTTGATCAATATGACTGGCAATCACGCCAATGCTGCCTACACCAGACGTGCGATTGACAAATACTCTCTCAGCGCTGGATGCAATCCCGTAAGCTGCAGAATAGGCCTCATCGTTACACATGGCCCAAATGGTTTTTTGGCTGCGTGCCTGATAAATAAAATCAGCTAAATCAAACAAGCCGCTGGTTTCGCCACCTGGACTATCAATATCGAGCAAAATCGTTTGTACGCCATCATCCAACAAAGCAGCGCTGATCTGTTTTTGAATCTCATCATAAGAAGTCATCCCCAACATGCCATCAAATATGCCTGATCGTTTGGTTAAAATGCCGTGAATCGGAATGATGGCCATGTCATTGTTAGCACCATGCATCATCGGCGGTTTTGCAAGTTTAAAAGCCTTGTTTGATGCCATGTGGGCTGCTAACCACTCAAAGCTACGACGCTCAAGCATCATCGGTTTCATAGCAAATTTTAAGTAAATGTCATTCATCAAAAACCTCTTTTTTTAGGCGGTGTTGTATGCCTTGGATCAGAATCTAAAACAAACCCGGCTTCATCAGCTCTATTGTTATCTGCGGAAATTTCTTGATCGATTTCTTCCGCGTCATAGCCAAGTTCTGAGATCACTTCGCTGCGGCTTTTAAAGCCATTACGTACTGCCATTTGTTGTGCTTGCTGATCTTTAAGCGGATCAACCCAATCAAAACCTTGGGGTATCCATTTGACGTCTTTGATCGAAGTATCTTTGTCTTGAGCAGGTAATGCACCTGAGAGTAAAGCCAGTTCAATCCAGCGATTCCAAACGGGTCTGCAAAATTGAAACACCATCACATGATGTTGCAATGTGGCGCACCGCCTACGAAATTCAATGAGTCCTGCACGAATTGAGGAGTAATTGACGTTGGTTAAATCGCCTGTCAGCTGTTCATAGGTAATGCCCATGCCAACAGCAATGGCCCTGAGCTGCTGACGCATAAAAGCTTCGTAATTTGCTCCAACATCCGAAGGATTAGAAAACTTTACATCTTCACCGGGTTCCAGTAGCTGCATGGTACCAGGCTCAAGTCCTGCAATGGCCATCCCTTGTTCATTGGCGGCACCTTCACCCATCATGTTGGCTTCAGGATCAAGGCGAGTGATAAACCCCGCAAACATAGCGGCCGTTTTCTTGCGCACCAGCTCGGCATCATCATATTGATCTAGCTCATAAAGTTTCAGTAACACACGGCTCAGCCAAGGCTCTCCTCGAATTTGACCGGGACGCAAGGGTTTATAAATATGAAGGACTTCAGAGGCTGGAATACGGACTGATTCACCGTTTGAGACAAGGAGCTTTTCACCGGGATGCTCGCGGAACAAATAATAGGCTTCTCTTTGTCCGAGTTTGTTAAATTCAATACCGTTTCGAACCATATTACCCGTGGCTAAAATGCGATTCACGGAGGTATCAAGATGTTCTGATTCTAAGGCTTGCAGTTGTAGGGGGACGGATAATCCATCTTCAGGGCGCCTCACTCTAAAGCGAACAAAACATTCGCCACCTTCAATCATGCTGCGACAAATTGAAGCCTGCAGTCCGTAAAAATCATGCACGCCATGGCTATCTGCTTCATCAGACCAACGCAGCCATAACGCCTGTACTGCTTTACGAAACTCTTCATTTTTAGCTTTCGATTGCGGTTTGATACCTGTGCCAATGGTGTTACTCACCAAAGTCTCAATAATATTGGAAGCATAAGGATTTTTGCGTACCATATCGCGCGAGCGGCTACGCAGCGTTTCTAAATGATTACCAAGAAGACTATTGATGGCGCTATTTTCCGGTTGCCAATAGGTTAGGCGCTTGCCAGAACCTGCCGCATCCCAGGCAGAGGCTTTACTTTTGGGGCGTTTGAAAAGTTGTGCGAATGTTTTAAGTAGCATCAGCAAATCCCCTTATGTGTGGCAAAGGTAATGCGCCGCTTTAAGGACGTGCTGCTTTTTAAATCTGATTTAATGCGGCTACGTAAGTTCAAGAGATCTTTTAAATCCACTTCCGCGTATTTAACGATATGATCGCCATAAGCCACAGATACAACGCGCTCACCCATCTGTAATTTGGTGATGGCTTGCTCAATTTTGACCAGATCATCTTCTGTGTACATAAAATTATCCCATAAATTTACTTCTTATCACCCTTGGTCTTGAGGCTTTGCTCTGAGACAGTGGCGATTGTTCCTGTTGAATCTTATATTCAGGAATCGATGATTTTTTGTATCCCATTAAGCTATCCCATTTGGAAGGTTGCCAGCGGTCGATACCGATTGCGATACTTGCGCTTCTGGCATAAATGCGGCAATCAAGAGCCTCGTTACGATCACGAATTTTTTGCCATTCGCGTTTTGGGTAGCCTTTATGGATTTTGGTCACCAGCTGCTCAGACGTCAGCTGCTTAAAATATTCAGGGCCGTAAGCTGGGAAATGGCAATAACCCGGAGGAAAGCCCTCATCCCCTTGAGAAAGCTTAAGCGCATGGTAAAGCTCTGACTTTAAAACCGAGACACCCACGGGCCAAAGCTTAGCACCGCGTCTAAGTTTTTGACCGAGCACAGTAACATCCACACGGCTTGGTGCCCCAAGCGGCACAAGTGCCTTATCAACACCTTTTACAGCCATGACTCGCCCAGGCGGTTGACTTCGAATCCAACCATAGACTTCTTGAGTGGCATAACCGGCATCAACGGCCATCATGGAAATTCCTCGATCTAAGCCGTCTTCGCTCGGGAATAAAGCGCTCATCAAAGTAGAGAGATGCTGCCAAGTGCTCGATTTAGCAGGATCGCCATCAAAGATGCGATAATCAACAGACCAACTCTCTCGGTTTTTACCCCAGGCAACAATCTCAACCTCAATACGGTCTTTTTGTACGTCAACACCGGCAGTCAGAACCAATCCTCCAAACGGCACAACACCAATAGAATAGCTTTCTTTGCGCTCAAATAGACGCTGCCAGTCAGGCGCTTCACCCTTATCGACCCAAGTTTCACCCAAAGTCGTATTAACCCAAACTTTCAGCAGTTGTTCATTATCCTTAGCATGCAAGAAGTTTTGTGCTGCTTGTCCCCAGCTCAGCCAGCCAACTGGGCTATAAAGACTTGATAGGTGAAATCCAGCAATTTTAATATTGCTCTCATTAGCAGATCGCCACTGACCATTTGCCAGCATCCAAGTTTTTTGATGATGGTGAATTTTCTGTTCGCACTCCACGCAAACATAATAGGCATTGAGCG